GTGGTTTGGGTGTGCTAAAAAACCGCTTACCTTTGGCAGAATTGCATTTTGTGCATAGACATTGCAAATTCCATTCATCATCAGTACCACCAGCACTTCTCGGGATAATGTGATCGACTGAATTGCCTTCCATGCCACACATTTGGCAAGTGTAACCGTCACGTTCACGGATACGCTTAGCGATTCGTTTCCATTTGCTTGTGCTGCCATTGTCCTTCAATGCACTGCTCATCAGTAATAGTTCCTTTCCTGATGAAATGCCCAAGCCTTGCATGGCGTTTGATAACGGTTTGTTATGTATCGCAATGAAGCGTCTATCTGTCTGAATGGGTCAAGGTCACGATAGTGCTTTGATCTCATCTGACCCAAACCGAAGTGACTTCCGTTCTTCGCTCGATACGACCAACGACTTTCCTTTGTAATGATCTTGTTAAAGCATTGGAATTCCTTGTAATCCAGAATCCTCGAATGTGCATAAAGTTTCAAATGGTCTATTGAATAGTTTGCTGATTCAGCTGCTGGAATGCTCGTTATTGAAAGCATTGCCGTAAAGGCAAATAACTTGCCCATTAGATCGATTCGCCCTCGCGCGCTCACCGCCTCAGCGGCGCGCTTCAAGCGATTAGATCGTACCGTGCCTGTCAAGTAAATGAATAACTTACGCATGGCGTTGGGCGTGTCCCACAACCTTTTGCACCCTGTGTATAACTTCTGTGGATAACTCATTGATGTCCCCAGCCGTCACCTTTGAAGGAAATGCCGAAAGTTGAGTACCTACGGCTCATGTTTGCCCCGCAGCAGATTGGTTGGTTTTCGTCGTGGATTGATCGATCCACTTCAACACGGATTTTGCACACCGTGCATTCAAACTCATAGATTGGCATTTGAATCCCCTATCTGCGCAACCCCCATGACTTCGCACTTCGTGCATTGAATTACTTCCACACCTTCGGGCAGGTTGTCCGTTATTTTGTGAACCAGCTGCACCGTGATCTTCTTGCATTTCCTGCATTCAAATTGCACTTTGTCCATAGTTGCTTCTCCGTAAATTCTCGATTGGCTGAAGGTTGATTTGTGTGACCCACCAATTCGGTTGCTTCGAATGGCGGTACTTTGTACGTTTTGCCATAGCAATGGGAATCCAACCTGCAATGAAATAGTTTGGTGATTCACCAGTGACCAGAATTGCCACGTCATTTGGTCGATCGTATTCGTGAACGACTAAATGCCCGGCAACGTACTTCGTCCAACGAACTTCGAAGTGACTGCCAACGTCAGCCTTAATCTTGTATTTGTTTTCGTAAGGATTGAACGGCAAATCAAGGTATTTGGCAACAACCCATTCGCTGCCAATACTTTGTGCGTCTTGTGCAATTAGATCGTGAAACGATTTGTCCATTGAATACCCGCCTTCACGGGTTTGCCAATAGTCGTTGTTGTCTTTTGCCAATTCCAATGCAGCCTTGTGGCAGACGAATTCTTCAGCACGGGTCAAGGTCATTTTCATCTGCAACCACCGCACAACCAAGCAAGTTTTTCGCCTGCCTGTCCGACCTTGTATCCAAATGCGTCCAGTTTCATGATCTTGGCGCACCCGTCGCATTGTTCGACTTTGTATTCGGCAATGACTTCACCGTCTTGTAGCAGTCTGGCGGTCATACTTTGAGGATAAATAATCTCCACTAAGTCGCTCATACTTGTGGTTCCCATTTTCCTGTTGATCGCAAAACGTACCAACGCGGTGTGCATTGCGTTGCCTTTGTGCGCTCAGTGCAGAAATACCCGCCCCAATTCTTTGGCGAACCTTCCGCTGATTGTTTCCAAATCATGTGCCCATGACTGCATTGTGGCGCTTCCTGGATTAACTCACCGCCAAGTTGTTTGGCAATTTCGTCCATTGATGAACCCAGTGAAGGAATTCCTGATTGCTCGGCTTCAGCTGCGGTTTTGTAACTAGGCACGTCGCCAAACTTTTTTGCCCACGGGTCATAATCGTCAGCCGTAGATTTGGCAACGGTTGTACTGATCGATTCAACCTTCTCCATGTCTTGACGGGTTGGGCGTTTGTCCGTGCCAAGTAGCAAACCAATGCAGCGTCCAATGCTGGACGTGACTGTATCTTCGACGAAAAACTTTTTCATCTGGACGTTGTAGGTTGCCACGTTACCAAATGCGTAATCGATCGCTGACGGCTTCTCATCTTCGTATTCTTTGAAGATCAGCGTCTGGACAAGAATAAAACCCTTTTCAGCGTTAAATTCCACAATGTTGTTTTCAATGCGCCCTGAAGGGTGTGTCTCCCAAAAACGCTTGATTCGTGCTGCTACGTCCTCGTAGTTATCCAGGAAGCCCGCCATTAGTTCACCGCCTTGTTTGTAGCGTGACGGCTAATTGCCTTACGTCGTGCCATGCCTTCGCGCTTGCCTTCTTTGAAGCCTTTTGCGTATCCCGCAGCGGCTGAAATCACCATAAGAATGATGACAAGCGATAAACGACCCAGCGTTTGCGGGTCTAGTAGATCAAGTACCATTTTGAATTCTCCCGATTCTTGGCGGTAGGGCTACCACCTGAACTCAGGGTGACGCATGATTGGCGCGCGGTCAAGAACCTTGCGTGTTTGTCGGCGTGTCTCCAGGCTTTGGCTTCGATTTCAGTCCATTGCCAGCAAGTACACCGCCCAATGAACCAGTCAAGAAAATAGCCAGGGTTTTCAATAGATCAATAAAGGCTGCGTCATTGGGTGCTTGCGCACTGACTGGTTGCGTGACGAAAATGAGTGCGTATGTTATGCCAACCGTTACAACCAAAAACACTGCTGCAAGCGTTGAACCAATAATCAAGATCAGCTGCGCGTGAACTTCTTCGGGTGATTTACGGCGTGCGGGTCTGTTCCGATTCAATTCCAAGTAGGTCGTCAGTGCATGTTCCAGTGGGGAGACATTGCGGTTTTTGGCAATGCGCTTTCCCCCAGTTGTCGAATTCTTGGCATTCATAACGTGTCCACCCCTGATACCCGCAAGCGGACTGGGTTAGTGCAAGTGCCCAAACCAACCCAGCCGCTGCGAATCGACGGTTCACTTCCCCGTAGAACCGAAGGCTTTGTCGTTTGGGTTTAACCAGCGCAAAATCACTGGTGCAACCGCTGCAACCCCTGCCATTGCAAGGGTCTTTGGGTCAGTAACGCCCGCCATGTATAGCGCAAGTGCTGCTGCCATGAATGAACGCGCCCATGACGCGATCAAGGCTTTGGTTTCGACCATTTTTTCGTCTCCTTCTTTGGCTTCGGTGCCGTTGTAGGTATTTCGATCTTTGGAAATTCTCCCTTATAGGGCACAAACTTTGGAATACCAAAACCGACGATTTCCTTGCCTTCACCGTATGAACGAACCTTTACCATGACCATGCCGCCATTACGCTGGTCGCCCGTCCCGCTGGTATTGCCTTCGATCGTCAAGCAAGTCTTTGTGTCAATTAGTCCAACGACAATGCCAATGTGTGAAATGCGATCAACGCCGTCATGCGGGAAGTCCATAAATGCCAGGTAGCCAAGTTGTGGCATTCCTGACCAGCGTTGAATTTCTTTGAACTTATGCGCGCCGATTGCGGTGCTGACGACTGAATGAATCTTGACACCTGCCTGGGCTGCACACCAATTGACGAAACTGCCACACCAGGGCAAACCGTCGGCTTTTGTAAATTTGCCGTATTTGGTCAGGTTATTGCCTTCTTCGATCGTGCCGACTTCAGCGGCTGCGACTTCGATCAGGCGGGCATTCGTGCCGTCAGGGTAGGTCATGCCAGCAATGCAGCGGCTTCTTCAGCCGTCAGCCCTAGTTTTGCCAACACTGCCTGACGTGCGGCTTCTTTGTCTGCCTTCGCCTGGTCTTCAGCTGCTTTTGCCTGCTCAAATGCAAGCGCGTCAGTTTCGCGTTGTTCGATTTCTTCAGCGGTCAATTCGATTTCTTCAACCTGTCCAGTTGAGCAGTCGACGACCAGTTTGATGTCTGCCATTGTTGTCTCCTTATGAGTTCTTGATGCCGTAAAGGGTTGCTGTTGAGTATTGTAGAAAGTTTGCGCCTGTGGCTAATTCCTCTAACTTGATTGAAGTAATCGCTGAATTATCGCTCCATAGTGATGCTCTTAAAACAGCATAGGCTGTCGTGGCATTGTTTTCATTAACTACATCCAAGGAAATGGATTTGTTATTACTTCCTGCATAATTTGGAATATAAATAGAAGTATTGCCAAAAGTATTTGAGGTTTGATTTGTTCCAGCAGCAGGGAAATTAGGTGGATTAGTGTTATTATTACTTCCTACTGTGGAACCATCGCCTGTTAAAAATCTATTAGAATAATTGCTGGCACTTGCATTAAATGTCATTTTGCAAAAAGCCGCACCTGTTCCTGCATCTAATGAAGCATTAAATCTTGCACTCACAAATAATTGTAAATCTGTGTAAGTGCTTGGGATAGAAGTAAAGTCAATAGTCGCTGCACCACCTGATCCGACAGTAACGGATGCAATCTTAGTAAATGTGGTAGCCATTATGCCGCCTTAATTCCATAGAGAGTAAAGGTAGAGCCAGCAACCCAAGTGCTTCCATCCGTATCAACAGTTATTGAAGTAATCGCATTAGCGTTTCGCCAAAGATTTACTCTAGTAAGGGTCGAATCATCAGCTACACCGCCTCGAATAATTGAGGTTTTAAAAACATTAGTGTTGGCATAATTAAAAATGTTGATAATGTTTACGCCTTGTGTAGTTGTTGCGTATGCAGCGAAGTTGTAGTTGCTGCCTGTGCCTCTTGAAGAAGATGCGGTAGAGCCATTACCAAGAAGAGTAGTGCGAGAATAAAGCCCACTTGAGTTATCTGAGTTGTAATAATAACGGCAGTTATTACCCCCAGATGTGGCAACACTTCCGACAACAATAATTAGATCAGTATAGGTGCCTGGAATGGAACTAAATGTTACAGATGATGCAGCAGTGCCTAAAGTAGTTGTAGCGATTGGCTCGTATGTTGATGGCATGATTACCCCTTAATTCCGTATAGGGCGAAAGATGAGTATTGGTCAAAGTTGCTATCACCTGTGATAGTGATCGTAGTGACTGCTGCCGTGTTCATCCATAGACCAGAGAAAAATTGCACAAAGCCAGAGCCGTTAGCATCTGCACCTGATAATGATCTAGTCGTTGTGTATTTGCTGGTGTTTTTGTAATCCAAGATATCCATTACATTTGCACCAAAAGTAGAAGTTGCATTGCCAGTAGTACCAAAAAATACATTAGTGAAACTTGAATTAGCACCTGATGACGCAGCCGTTCCATTACCATTTAAGAAGTGGCGGGCATAATTAGAGCCTGTATCTGAGTTAAGTTGCATGTAAAGAGATGCACCGCTTGACATCTTGGCAATGCCTCTAATTTGTAAGTGCTGATAGGTGCTAGGGATAGATGTAAAACTTATCGATGATGATCCACCCGAACCGACCGTGGTCGTGGCAATTGATTCGTAATCACCAACCGCAGCGAAATACGACGAAGCAATTACGCCTGGAATAATCACGCCAAGTCGCCCACAATAGTGAAGGTATTTGAAGCGGTGCAGATAATTGTGCAAGCCGAATAGCGAGCGCGCAAAACTGGTGCTGAAGCCGTTGCCCCTGTTGAAGTGATCGTCACGCCTGCGCCCTGTGCAAACGAAGTTAAGCCAACGCCAATTGACTGCACGTTGATTATGTTGCCAGCAGTGAAAACTGAAGGTGGGACTGTCACGGTGACGGCTGAAGCATTTGAAGTCGTGACCCATTTGTTTTGTGCGTCAGCTGCGACCAGGGTGTAAGTCGTTCCAGTTTGCGCATTAAATGCAAGGGTCGAATCGTCCTGTTCAATCCAGGTAAAGTCCATGTCAGTGTTTGAAGCCTTAGACAAAACCTGACCCGTTGTGCCGCCTTTAAGGTCAACCAGGGTTGTGTCAACCGCCTGCCCAAAGACTTCAAAATCGGCTGGCAAATCCGTGACGAGATCACTCGACGTTGGCATTTGCCAGTTGAAATTCGTGGTTGGGTTTGCCATGTTCTCTCCTTCTTAGGTGATAATTGTTGCACGCGCCCAGTCAAGCGTTGGCGACACGCCCGACCAGGTGAATGAATTTGAAATGTCTGCCCACGGCAATGCTTGCAATGAGTATGCAGTCGGTGTCGCAGTTAAGGTCACCGAAAGTCTGTTGTAAGCGGCTTTGAACGTCCAGCCCTCGACGAAGCCCTGGAAGATTGAACCCATGTTTGAAGGTAAATCGTTTACCGCTACTGGCATTCCCATGAATACATTGATCAGGTTGTCGCGGTCGCCGTTGTCTAATTCAGGATTGGTCAGGTCAAAAGTGATTTCTGAAAAAATCGCCTGCGGTGTCTTGCGAAGTGCCAAATAAAAATTTGCCTGACTGGTTGCGTCAGCTGCATTGTGCAAGGTTGTTGTAATGATTTGGGAAAGTTGACCGTATTCGTTAATTGAATCGGTATCGCTGGCAGACCGTTCGCTGCTGCTGGTTGCGTCGTATTTGATCGTTACATTGTTGCGAACGTCGCCTGCGCGGGTTGCAATGCGCAAACCTGCTGCGCGGGCGTGGTTCGCCGTGAGATCGACGTACCCGTTCGCCGTCAGGTATTGCGTGCGGTGGGTACTGTCGGCATACCCGATTCGACCCGCAGAATCTTCAAAAATGTAACCCAGCCCTGAAGTTGCCAACGCCGAAACCAATGAATACACGTCGGTTCGATCGCTTGATCGGGCTGCCAATTCGTAGTTGCCAGGGCGATCAATTTCACCCAAGCCGTTGTTTTCAGCCGTCGCCCAGGTTGTTGTCGCGGGTGTGTAGGTCGCCCATGTAACTGCCCCTGGAACGTCTGCCCAGGTGTTGAACAAAACGTCGCTGAGAATTTCATAAATCTGATCGCCGTCAAATTCCTTTGAAAGCACGCCGTTGGTCAATGCTTTTGGCAAACGTGCCAATGCGCCCAATGCGGTGATCGAATAGGTCTGCGTGAACATGGTCGAACCTACGTCGCGCACTTCCAACCCAATGTCCACAACGTTACCGCCAAAAATTGGCACAAATGTGTTTGACGTATTTTTGACCTGAATTGAAATGGTTGAATTGATGTGGACGGGTATTGCAACCTGATTCACGTCGATCAATTGAATGTTCGTGTAACCAGCCTGCGCCTGCTCATAAATGTTTGTTCGACCGCTTTGAATAGTCAGGTTTGCCAAAACCGCCGTTGTGTATTCAATGCCGTCAATTGTGACTTTCCAAATGGGTGACCATTGCGTCATGCTATTTGAAGGCTTCCCGCACCACCCGTGCCACGGTAAAACGAATCGTTCAAGGTTTCAACGATTGTGCGTGCAGTGCCTTCGCGGTCAAATGCACCAGTGACGGTCAAATTGATTGTTGTACCCATGCCCGCATTTTCTGCCATGCGAAAACGCCCAGGGTCGAAACTGCCTGAAACCACGCTGCTGGCAGCTGAAGCGGCAACCCTTGCAGCGGTTGCAATTCCGCTTGATGTTGTGCCACCGCCTGTTGATGTTGTTCCCGCCGTTGTTGTAACTGCCGAAACGCTAGGCGTTGAAACTGTACCCGTGGACATTGAAAAGTTACCCAATGCGCCCGTCGCCGTCGAACCCGAACCGCCACCGATCTTTGGAATGCTTGGAATGTCTTTACCCCACTGCACGGCGTTATAGCCTTTAATAATTAGGTTAATGCCGTCAATGGCAGTGTTCAACAATGGTTTGATCGCGCCCAAAACTTTGGCAATGATCGTGATAACCAATTCAGCAATTTCGCCAACAACCTTCAATGAATCGCCAATTGCCTTACCAACCAACGGCGCAATGAATTTGACCACGTCCCAGAATGCTTTGAATTCGTCCTTGCTATTCATGACCGCAGTTTTGACGTTATCAAATACTGACTTTACGCCTTCAATGATTGGCGTGAATGTCTTTTTCAGGGTATTGCCAACGTCAGTAATAACCTTGCCGAATCCCTCACCGTCGGTCAGGCTGAACGCGTTTGAAAACGCCTGGATTGCTGGCAATGCGTTTTGATTGATGAATTGCAAAAGTTTGTCAAGGATTGGAAGCAATGCCGCACCGACTGTTTCTTTTGCTTCGTCAAATGCAACCTGGACGCGTGCGATCTTTCCCGCGTATGTGTCAGCGTTGCGTGCAGCAGCACCACCGAACAATTCAGTCAGGCGACCTTGCACCTGCTCGAATGACATTGTTTTCAATTCGGCAGTAGATAACCCAACGCCTAATTTACCCAGGGCAGCGGTGTTGCCGTCGTAAGCCTTAGCAAGTGAGTTGGCAATTGCTTCGACTGGTTTGCCTGTTGCTGCGCTGATGTCTAGCGCGGTTGAAAGTAAATCTTGCGCCTTTGTGATGTCGCCCGTCGATCTAACCAGGCGACCCAATGCTGGGCGCAATTCGTCGTCAGCAACACCAGTTGCCAATGACATTTGCAGAATTGAATCTTCGGTTGCTTTGATTTGTGCCTGGGTTGCACCCGTTGCGTTTTCCAACGCCAGTGCCAATTGTGTCTGCGCCTTTTCGTCAGCAATTGCAGCCTTTACGCCTTCGATACCAATTGCGATTGCGGCAGCACCAGCAGCGGCAGCAGCTGCGGCAAATGCTTTACCGATTGCAACGCCTGCCTTGCCAACCTTGTCGCCAAACGTGTCAACGTCGCCTGAAGCGGTTTTCAGCGATTTGTTAAGATTGTCAACGTCGCCAAGAATCGAAAGTTTAAGGGTACGACTGCCAGCCATTAGTCATACTTCCTAACTATTTTGGAAAATGATTCTTCCCATTTTTTGATGATTTCAGGTTGTGCGCTTCTTAGTGTTGGATAGATAAACCAGCCGCGTGACCCGCGACCTTCACGACCTGACCACACTGGAAATTGTTTGTATTTATTTGAACCGAATTCGTAACCGCCCCAAACCTGTTGCGTTGTGCCGCCCCCGCTTAATTTTTGTGCAGCAAAACCAAATGAAATTTCACCGATCTTTGATGACTTTGAAACCTTTGAACCCTGGGCGATTTTGGGTGCAACTCGGTTGGTGGATTGATTAGCCGTTGCAATAATTTTGCCGCGAACGTATTCAGCCAATTCGCTGGTGGCTTGTTTTGCTTGTTGCGTGGCTTCTTCGTCCATTGCTTTGAACGATCGCAGAATGGCACGCAATTCGGCTTTGTCATAACTAATTGCGTCAGTCGCCATTTGCTCGCCTTTCTAGAATTTCGATAATCGTCAAAATGTCTTCGGCACTTTCAAACTCATTTGGTGATAGCCCCGTTGCCAGGGCTATCTCCCAAACGATTCGACTTAGGCTTCCGACTGGGTAACTTTTGGGTTTGCTTCACCGACGATCACTTCGGAAATGGTTTCCGTCCATG